ATAAGTAGAGAAGATCAGAATGGATAATAACGAACTACCAAAAATACATTGTACAACTCATGTTGTACTTAAAAATAAATTAACAGGTAAAGTATATAAAGACGAAGTAGAAAGAGATGCAGACATTAATGACCCTAACACTGAAACCACTGCAGATCATATTCAACAAGATACAATTGTAGAAGTTTCTCCTAAAGGTCTTAATGTTTTACAGAAAGTGATGAATCAAAAAAATGACAAACAAAAATCCTAGAGGTGGGACAGAGCTTCAATTTGAATACTTAAGAAAACACGTAGATAAAAAATTATTAGATCAAGTATCTATTTGTACATCGGTACCAGAAAAAATTGCTTTAGATCCTAGCAAATTAAATATTCTTTGGCAAAAGAATTCATATGATCAACCAAACCTAGCACCCTGGTTTCAGAATAAAGAAAACCATAAAAAATATGATTGGTATGTATTTAATTCAAATTGGAATTATGAAAAATTTAGAATGGCATTTGATATACCATGTGAAAAATCAGTAGTTATAAAAAATGGTATAGACAAAATTAAACCAAGATCTACTAAAACAAAAAAGAAAATAAAAATAATACATCATTGTACACCATGGAGAGGATTAAATGTTTTACTTGGTGCAATGCAAAAAGTTACTAATCCCAATATTGAACTAGATGTTTATTCATCAACAGAAGTATATGGAAAAGCTTTTCATGAATCAAATGATTCTCATTATCAAGAACTTTATGAGCAAGCAAAACAATTAAAAAATGTAAATTATATTGGTTATAAACCGAATGAATATATAAAACAAAATTTACATAAATATGATTTATTTGTTTATCCTAGTATTTGGGAAGAAACATTTTGTATATCATTGGTTGAAGCAATGGCGGCCGGTTTATATTGTGTAACTACTAATTATGGTGCGCTATTTGAAACCGGAGGAGAGTTTCCAATGTATATTCCATACTCTGATAACTATGAAAGTTTAGCAATTAAGTTTGCAGCTGGAATCGATGTCGCTGCACAATCGCTTCAGGCACCAGGCATCAAGGATCATTTACAAATGCAAATAGATTATGTTAATCGTTTTTATAGTTGGGATGTAAAAGCAATATCATGGACTAGATTTTTACAAGGAGCATTGAATGCAAAACAATAAACCAATATGGTTTAATAAAGAACCTACAACAGAAATAAATTTAAATACAGTTACAAAAGATGTTAAAAAGATATTTGTAGCAACACCTTGTCATAGTGATGTCAGTATGCATTACTGTCAATCTGTTTTATCTTTTCAGAGAGACTGCATGCAAAAAAATATATTAATAAGTTTTAGTTTATTAAAATCATCATTGGTTCAACAAGGAAGAAATTTATGTGTATCTGAATTTTTAACCGATTCTGAGAACTATGATTATTTATTATTTATAGATTCAGATATAGATTTTCAATCTAAGACTATATTTAAAATGATGGAATTAGATAAGGATATTATTGCATGTCCATATCCAATGAAAACATTTGATTGGAATAAATCTTGGAGAAGATTGAATGATGAAAAAATAGATCAAGCAGAACATTTACAAAAATCTGGTTTTACATTTCCTATTAAAGTAAATAATAAAAACGAAATAACGGTTAAAGATGGCGTTATGGAACTTTCTCATGCTCCAACAGGATGCATGTTAATTAAACGATCTGTAATAGAAAAGATGATCAAACATTATCCCGAATTAAAGATTAATCAGCCAACTATTATTAATGGTAAAGAGACATTTAAACCTAATTTTTATAACTTATTTGATTGTTTACATGACCCTAAAACTAAAGAGTTTTATGGTGAAGACTTTGGATTCTGTAAAAGATGGACAGATATGGGTGGCAAAGTCTATGCATATATATTAGACTACATTACACACGTTGGAGAATACCAATATTCTGGTAGACTTTGGGATGAATTACAGTATACTAAACGTGTTGACGAAAAGACTAAAAAATAATAAAGTCTTTTATTACAGGTTTTATATGCCTGCCTTAAACTAGTTTAATTAAAAATATGACAATATCACGTATGCAACAACCAAGACAAATGTATGGCTTAGGAAGCATTGTTAAATCTGTTGGAAAAGCAGTTAAAGGTGCAGTAAGCGGTGTTAAAGATTTTGTTAAATCAGATGCTGGTAAAGCTTTAGGATTAGCTGCATTATCTTTTGGTATACCTGGAACACAATTTGGTGGTTTATTTGGTAGATCTGCAGTGCCAAGTATTTTTGGAAAATATGGTATTGGAGAAACCTTAAGTGGATTACCAGGAGCTTCTGCTGTTAGTAATTTTTTTGGTGGTGAAAAAACTTTAGGTAAAACTGCAGCTATATTTGGGGGTGGTTCTCTATTAGGTGGATTACTAAATCAAGCAGAACAAGAAGGTGATCCTGAAGGTATTACTAGAGATGTAGGTGCATTAAGAAATAAACTTACTCAAGCATATAAATTACAAAGAACATTTTCAGATGCTCCAGATGAAGAAGCAGCTATTGCAGCTCAAGTTGAATCTGATTTATCAGAATATCAACAAGATATGGCTAGAACAGGTGCTATGAATGGTGGTAGAATTGGATATGCATTAGGCACTAATAATCCTGAGCAAAATGCGATGAATGCAGCAGGCATCATGGGTCTTCCATTAAACACAAATCCTGCAGGAGCAACAGAATTAGATTTAAGAGAAACAGGTGGATTTATTCCTCCAGTTGGTGTAAAAGAAAAGGAAGATGACATTCCTGCAATGTTATCTAATAATGAATTTGTATTTACAGCAGATGCTGTAAGAGGAATGGGAGGCGGTGACGTCAATAAAGGCGCGCAACGTTTATATGACCAAATGAAAATGTTAGAAAAAGGCGGGAGAGTATAATGGCAGAAGTATCAACAGTAGTACAACAACCACCTGAGTTTATAGAAGCGGCTGCAAAACCGTATATTGCTCAATTACAAGAAGTAACTGGTGGATTAAAAACAGCAGATTTATCAAAAGTATATGGTCCACAATTTGTTGCAGGACTTGGTACACTTACTCAACAAGCTTTAGGTAAAGCGGGTGGATTAGGTGCATTTGAACCTTATTTACAAAAAGCAGAAGCTTTAACTGGACCAACAGCTTATCAAGCTTATATGTCTCCATACCAACAAGATGTAATTGGTGAAACATTAAAAGAATATGATATTCAAGCAGCGAAAGGTTTACCTACATTAGCAGCACAAGCAATTGGTGCAGGTGCATTTGGTGGTGGAAGAGAAGGTGTTCAAAGAGCAGAATATATGTCAGCATCAGATAGAAACAGAGCTGCATTACAAGCGCAATTATTACAACAAGGTTTTGGTCAAGCTCAACAATTAGCGGGACAAGACTATTTAAGAAATCTACAATTAGCTCAACAAGCTCCAGCGTTAGCAGGTCAACAAATATCTGCGTTAACAACTTTGGGTGGTTTAGAACAATCACAACAGCAAGCACAGTTACAAGCTCAACAACAACTTGCACAACAGCAATTGATGCAACCACTTCAAGCTACACAGGCTCTGGGTGCAGGAATCACTGGACTAATCGCTGGTTATCCTGGTTCAACTCAGACACAAATGCAACCATCTCCAACGCCTTTACAAACTGCTTTAGGTGCAGGTGCAACACTGGCTGGAGTTTACAGAGCATTTACTTAATATGAGTAAAATATTTAAAAGACCAATGTTCAGAAAAGGTGGACCGACTTCTGGTATGAATGGTATTATGACAGGTATTGTCGATAGAACTAATCATGCAGATGATGGTGGACCAGTTATGGATTATATACAAAAAATAATTCCAACTGAATCTGAAATGTCTGCATTTAAAGAAAGAATGCCAAAACCTGCTGAAAGAACTGGACTTGATGATCCAGTAACACAATTTTTATTATCATATGGACCTTCATTTGCTAGTCAAAAACCTTCAGGAGGTATTATAGCAACTGGACTTGCAGCTGCAAAAGAACCTATAGGAAGATTATTTAAAGATATAAGAGAACAAAAACAATTAGAATATGTAACTGAATCAGATGCATTTAAAACTTTACTAGAAGCTAAGGCAGATGCTTTATCAGGTATTGGAGATACTCAAGCTAAAACATATAAAGATTTAATGGTTGGTAAAGAAATAGAAAAACTAATACCTAGAATTTCTCAAATAAAAAGAGAATTACAAAAAGAAGATTTAGAAGAAGCAGATAAAATTAAATTACAAAATGAACTTGAAATAGCTCAAACTAATTTAAATAGATACAGAAAATCTGATCCAACAGGAGAAGCATTAATGGAAGTATTTATTGCATCACCACAAGGTTCAAATTTATTTAATAGTACATTAGATAATTTATTTAAAAGTAATCCAGAAAAATATCCAAAAGGTAGAAACGATCCTGAATTATTAAAAGATACTGTAGGTGAAGTTAGAAAATTTTTAAGTGGTATGTTAGATACAAGAGTTAGTGAAAAAGATGGTGGTAGAATTGGCTATCAAGAGGGTACACCAAAACCTGTTATGACTGAACCTTCAGTTCAATCTGAAATGGGGCAACCCATATCATATGGTCAATTAAGAGCAAGATTACCAAATGAAATAACTGATGATATAGTACAATTAATGTCAAATAGTGCTGAAGCACTAACTGATTTTGCTAATATTGCAACACAACAAGATGTTGATAACTTTAATAAAAAATTTAACGTAAATTTAGTATTACCGGCGGAGGCTTAAAATGGCCACACCTTACGAAAGATTTCTCAAAGATAAAGAGGCTGAGGGAAGATTTGACACTGAAACAGAATTTGGTGATCTTAGATCAGTAGAAGACGCTAAGAAGGTAATTTTAAAAGCTGTTGAAGAAAAAACAGAACCCACAAAACCTGTAAAAACTTTTTCACCACCTGATCCTACAAGTATATTAAGTTTATATTTTAGAATGGGTGGAGGCATCAATCAGAGAATAGCGGCTGCTTTATCTGGGACAGAGGATCCTTTATCTCAAGTTAGAAAAGTTCAAAAAGAATTACCTGAAAAAGATTATATATCTGGATTAGATGAAGTAGTAAAAGGTATAGATAAAGGATTATTTAATTTACAACATAGCACTGCTAATCTTATAGCAGCGGGAACTGATTTAGCATTTGATACAGATTTATTATCAAAAATAGAAAAAGCTGTAGAGGTAGAAGATCCAGGTGATACAGAAACTCTAAGAGGTAAAGTTGCAGAAGTATTAACTCAGTATGGAGCACCAGGTTCGGTTATTACAAAAATTGTTGGAAGATTAAAACCTATTTTAAAAATAAAAAAAGCAGCTGATGCTGTTAAAGGTGGTAAACTTAGAAAGGTATCTCAAATAGCAACGAGATCAACTGAAGGTGCAACCATAGTCGGTGTAACGGATTTTTTAGCAGCTGAACCAGGAAGAAATTCTTTTTTCTTTGAACCTGAAAAAACTGAAGGTTTAACTGGAAGAGATAGAGCTGCAGCTGAATTTAGAAATAAAATTAAATATGGAGCTGAAGGAACATTAGTTGGTGGTGGTTTTCCAATCATAGGTAAAGCAACACAACTTGGATACAAATATGGTTTAGCACCATTTGTAAAAACAAGTGCAAAACTTGGAGCAAAAACAATTAATGCCACAACAACTAGACCATTAGAATTATTATTAGGTTCTAAATTAGCTCAACCAGTAACAACTAATATTGCAAAAGGTATATATAAAACAGGTGAACTCGCTGTAACAAAAGCAATTGCACCAGCAATTGTATCTTTAATAGGTAGAAAAGGAATTTATCAATTACCACCATTTGAACAATGGAGATTAAAGTCAGTAACATCACCTAATGTAGTTGATAGATCTGTTAAAAAATTAGATAACTTTTTATCTTGGTTTAGATCATATGGTAAACAACCAAAAGATATAGAAGGTGTAGAAGAATCTGCACAATTATATATTAAAAGTAGAGCAAAAAAATTAGATAAAATTTATGAATCTTTGGAGAAAAAATCATATAATTTAGCTAAAGGATTTGAGAGTCAATATAATACAGCAACTACTTCTAAACCTTTACAAAAATATTATGTAGATCAAGTGGAAGAGTTTTTATTAGATCAAAAAAAATTATCTGATTTACCTAAAGAACTTCAAACTCTAGCTAATAATTTAAAAAAAGAATTAATTAATGTTAAAACAGAGTTTAATAAATCTTTACCTAAAGGTAAGAAAGCAAGTGAACTGGCTAATGAATTAGCGAAAACAGAAGCTAGTAATATTAAGAAATATTTAGTGAGATCTTTTGAAACTTTTAGGAATGAAAATTATGTTCCACCTAAAGAAATTTTTGATGAAGCTAAAGATTATGTATTGAAAAAGATAATTTTAAAATCACCTGCATTAAGAGAATCTGCAAGATTACAAAATAAAAATATGCCGGCAGATGAAGCATATGATCTTATGTCAGAAGGTATTGTAAATGAAATTTTAAGAACAGGTAGAACTGAAGGTATAAATCCTTTAGAAGCATTAAGAGATATAGGAACAAGATTATTAAGAAGTGATAAATACAAATTTTTACAATCAGGAGAAGAATTACCTAATGTAATACAAAGATTATTAGGTAAAGAAAAAGATTTAAAAGCATCAGTTATGAATACTACTGCTGAAATGATTGCAATAATGGCGAATAAAAGAGCTTCTGATTTAGTAGCTGCATCAGGTTTAAGAAATAAATGGTTATTTAATTCATATGAAGATGCATTAGCTGCTGGAGTGACTGATGCACAAAGAATAGAAAAGGTTACCAGAATAGGAATGTTAGATTCAGAATTAATTGGTAAATATGCATCACCTGAATATGTACAAGCATTTAAAGGAGAAGGAGGTCATTTAAATAAATTAATGCAATTTTCTTTATATAGATTTTTAATTGGAGCTAAATCAGGAGTACAAATGGGTAAAACACTTTACTCACCTCAAACACAAGTTAGAAACGTAACTTCAGCTGCTTTTTTTGCATTCATGCAAGGACACATTGGTCATAATGCTAGTGTGACTAACGCAATGAAAATGACTTTAGATGATATATTTAAAGCAGGTCAAAGAAACATAGATGAAACTGAATTTAATAATTATGTAGAAAAATTAGTAAGATTAGGTGTTTGGGATGAAAACGTTGTTGCATCAGAATTAAAAGCTGTCATGGATGCTATAAAGAAAAATCAAATAAATACTACCGATAAATTAATGGCGAAATTATTTAAAATGGCTCCAACAGATAAAGTTGCAAAATTGTATGCTGGTGGTGATAACCTTTGGAAACATTATGGATTTGAATATGGTAAATCACAATTATCTATGGCATTTAAAAATGTAGATGATGTAGCTGAATGGTGGAGACATATGACTGGACAAAGATTTGAATTAATTAATCCAATCACTGGTCTTAAAAAAACATTTGATGATGCTTTAGATGAAGCGTCTGCTTACCTATTAAGAAATACATATCCAACATATAGTAAAGTACCACCTGCAATACAAGCATTAAGAATGTTACCAATAGGTAACTTTGTATCTTTTCCTGCAGAAATATTAAGAACCGGTATGAATACAATGATGATTGGTTTAAGAGAAATGCAACATTCTAATGCAGCTATTAGACAAATGGGTGTAAGAAGAATGGTTGGGGCTATTATGACTAGTTATGCAGTTGGTAAAGGTGTAACTGAATTATCACAAGTATTAACAAATACAACAAGTGCACAATGGGATGCATATCAAAGATCAGCAGCTGCAAGTTGGAATAAAATTTCAAATCTTATAGCAATACAAGGTTGGAAAAACGGTGAAAGTAAGGCTATTAATTTTTCTTATTTTAGTCCATATGATAGTTTATTTAAACCATTTGAAGCTGCAATGTCGATTGCAGAAAATCAAAAATTAAATCCACAACAAACAGAAGATTTTGTAATGGAAATGATGTTTTCAGAAGGAGGACCTGTATTTAATTTCTTATCACCATTTATATCTGAACCATTAGGTTATGATAGATTTATAGATGTAACTACTAGAAATGGTAAGAAAAAAGAAGGTGGTTCAGTTTATACTGAATCTGATAGTCTAAATGATAAATTTTACAAATCATTTAAACATGTTCTTGATGGTATTCAACCAGGTGTATTTGTTAGTGGTGGTAAAATAATAGATGCATTACAAAAAGATTTATCTGGTGGAGGTAAACCCGTTAATTTAAAAGATGAATTACTTGCATTACTTGCTGGAGTTAGAATAATTAATATTGATGTTAAAAAAGATTTACAGTTTGGTGCTGCAACTACAAACAGATTACTTAGAGCTGTGGATGAAAAGGAAGACTTCTATACATCAAAAGATTTTGTGAATAAAACACCATCTGATTTAGTAAATAAATTTGTTGATATGCAAGAAGAAGCATTCAGAATTCAAAAACAAATGTATATTACAATAAAAGATTTACAATTATTAGATTTAACTGATGGACAAATTTTAAACATATTAAAACAATCAGGTATGAATGAAACTTTAGCTAACAATTTAATTTCTGGAATTTTTACTCCTGTTAACTATTCTAAACCTAGATTTGAAAGAAAAATAAAAGAGGTAGAAGCATCTATGGATAAATTATCTGAAGATTCATCTGTATATAATTATTATACAAATAGAGATTTTTTATTTCCTCAAGCTAAATTAGATACCGTCAAAGCTGAATATGCAGGTAAATATTTCTTTGATGAAACTTATAATAAAGAAACAAAACAATTTGAAGGTGGTTATTATCCTGAAAGAGAATCTTATAAATTAAATGAAAATGGAACTCTTAAATATGATGAAAATGGTAATCCAATACCTGAAAGAGGATTTGTTGGTAGAGCTATAGAAAAAGCTGTAGATACTATAAAAGATTTACCTAGTAGATTTGCATTACCAGGACAAGATTTATTTGGTAAAGCTCCACAAAAACCTTTACCTCCTACACCAATGCCTAATCAACAAGTGATACAAACAGCAGCGGTTCAGGCACCAGGGGCCATGAATCAAGGTTTGACTGCAACAGAAAATGCGTTATTATCAGAAGAAGAAAAACAAATAACTTTAAGAAACAGAGGTTTAGCATAATGAATTATTTGGGCGGTCAGGTAGTTTCACACTATTGGGGTCTTTATGTGGCGGGGGTCACATTCTAATGGCAAGAAAATCAGAACAAGACGCAATTCAAAGAATAGATTCACACGAAAAACTTTGTCGTATTATGCAAAAACAAACACAGAATTCAATCAACAGTCTTCAAGGTCAGATTAATAGAATAGAAAGAATATTATTAGTATCAGCAGGTGCATTAATGTCAGGTATGGCTGGCGTTATATTCGTACTATTGCAAAAATTATAAAAATAATTATATTTACAGTAGGTCGCTTTAGGAAGGACCTATAAATTAACTGTCTAAATAAGGAGGTTATTATGACAAATCTAAGTACATTCCTAAATAACGCAATCGGTTTTGATGATATGTTTGATAGATTTAATTATCTATCTGCAGTCAATACTGGTTTTCCACACTACAACATAAAAAAAGAAAGCGAAGGTAAATATACTATTGAGCTCGCTTTAGCAGGTTACAAAAAAGATGAAGTAACAGTTAAAGTTGAAGACAATACTTTATCTATTGAAGGTTCTTCAAAAGAAGAAAAAGCAGACTTTGTACATCAAGGTATTGCAAAAAGATCTTTTAGAAGACAATTTCAATTAGCTGATTATGTTGATTGTAATGGTGGTAAATTAGAAGATGGTATGCTTAAAATTAAACTTGAGTATAATCCACCTGAATCTAAAAAACCAAAACAAATAAAAATTGATTAATTAAGGAAGCGGGCTTCGGCCCGCTTTTTTGTGGTAGTTGTTAGTTTAACAGCTATGAAACCTGGGGATTAAAGACCAACTGAACTAACTTCGCTTGTTAAAACGAGACACTACCACTTGCCCCTAGAAGCTTATCTTTATCCCATTCGTAAAAACTTATATCCAATCTTTTAAATCTTCACCCATAATTTCATTTGCAATATTAACTTTAGCACGTAAAGCTTTTACAATTCTGTCATCAACAGTATCTTCACAAATAATATCAATATAAGTCATAGGTTTTTCTTGACCTATTCTATCTATTCTTGCTTCAGACTGTTGTCTTTTTTCTAAATCATAACCATTAGAAAAATAAATCATATTACTACCTGCAGTTAATGTAATACCATAACCACCTGTATGAGGTGTACCTACGAAAAATCTACACTTATCATTATTTTGAAATAATTTAATATTCTTTGATCTTTTATCAGTTTCAGTTTCACCAAAATAATCTACAACTGATTCTTCACCATAAACTTTTTGTATTTCTTTTATTATTCTTTTTACATCATGAGTATAGTGAGACCATATAATAGCTTTACCTTCTATATTTTCTAATATGTTCATTAATTCTGTCAAACGATTACATTTTAAATCTAAAATAGTACCATCATCAGCTGTAAAATGACCGCATGTAATTTGATGTAATCTCATCAGTTGAGTCATAACAGTTGCTGATGTAAGCATTTTTCCATGAAGAAATGCTAAAGCTTCTTGTTTCATTTGTTTGTAAACTTTTTTCTGATCTGGTGTTAATTCAACAATATGTTTAATAAATGTTTTCTTTGGTAAATCTAAACAATCATCTTTTAAACATCTAAAAGAAAATGGTTCTATTTTTTGTGATAACTCACCAAGGTTTATATAACCTACAACAATTTCAACTCTTCTACCGTTGACTTCAATCTTTCTCATTTTAGCATATCTTGATCTAAACGTGTAATACGAATCATGACCCAGGAGCCAGGGATCAAGAAAAGCACATTGACTATATAAATCTAATGGTGACTTAGTTACAGGTGAACCTGTAAGTATTCTTCTATACTTTGCATATTCTCTCAATGAAACAATATTTCTAGTTCTATTAGATGTTGGAGTTTTAATTGTAGTAGATTCATCAATTGCAATCATTGCTTTGTGACAAGATAAAAATTTTTGTGCAAATGTTGTACCTTCACCAGAACTAAATGCTTCAACATTCATAATTAAAATATGAAAGTCAGTTCCAGTTTCAAATAAAGTATTTAATATTTTTTTCTGTTTAGAAGATTTGTCAGATGTTTTCCAAAGTACAATTTTCTTTTCAATATGATCAGGAAGGTGAGTAGGAACCTCCTGATCATACCAGTTCTTATAAACACCTTTTGGTGCAATAAGAAGCAGACCATTTATTTGGCCTTTATCATAAAGCATTGAGGCATTATCTAATAATACCTTTGATTTACCTGTACCCATTTCCATGAAGTACGCAAAATTTTCTTTGTCCCAAGACATTTTTAACGCTTTAAGCTGATGTTCGTATGGCTTGGTTTTAAATTTATAAAACATAATAACTATTTACTTTTACTTTCTAATCGTTATATATGTTACGAAAGGAAAAAAGTCAATGAATAAAATAGTGAAACAAGATGACAAATTAGTTTACACTGACGATATACAATCTAAGGTTTATTTAATTCAAGAAATACCCGGGACTGCACAAGGTCAACCAAAATATAATATTTTAGGTGCACAAAAATATGGCAAGATTATAACTTTATTACCAGAATTTTCTCAAATAATTTTATCACCAGGACCATTAATTACAAAACTTAGAAGTCTTTTAAAAAATTATACTGAAAAAGATTATTTATTATTATCAGGTGATCCTGCTATTATTGGTGTAGTGTGCTCAATTGTCGCAGATGTAAATAATGGAAAATACAATTTACTTAAGTGGGACCGGCAAGAAAAAACTTATTATCCTATAGAAATAAATTTATTTCAAAAATAAATCTTGACAAATTAATTTAGTTGTTTATCTATGTGTTTATGAAAGACACAGAGGTAAAAAATATGATTAACTTAAGACAAGACGCTCCGGATCAAAGCGATGTTGTTGATCCACAAAAACTGTCTGAAGAAATAGAAAAATTAAAATCTATTCAATCAGCAATATCTAATAAAGAATCAGAATTAAAAGAACTTAAAGAAGAAGAAAAAATTCAATCAGGTGTGGTTATACCTAAACTGATGGAAGAAATGAATTTATCTACTTTAAAACTTAGAGATGGTTCTGAAGTTTCAATAAAAAATATTTATAGCGCCACAATAAAAGCTGATAAAAAGCTAGAGGCGATTAACTGGCTTCGAGAGAACGGTCTTGGTGATATTGTTAAAAACGATATTACTGTTACCTTTGGCCGTGACGAAGACAACAAGGCTATGGCTTATGCTAACCTTGCGAAAGAGCGGGGTTATGAACCGACGCAAAAAACGTCTGTTCATCCCGCTACTCTAAAAGTAGTTCTTGAAGAACATCAAAAAAATGGTAAAGATGTTCCTGAAGATTACTTTCATAAGTTTGAAGGTTTTCAAACTAAAATAAAAGGTAAATCAATAAATCAATAGACAAATAAAGGAGTAAATCTATGTCTACAACAAATGCTAATATAGCAAAAAAGAATAGTGCAGGTGCACTATCAACAATCAATCTAAGAAACGACTCTGGAAGAGGTGCAGAAGAAATTAAATCGGATGATGTATCAACACCGATTTTAAAAATTCTTCATCAGTTATCTCCAGAATGTAACTCAAGAGATTCTAAATATGTCGAAGGTGCAAAACCTGGTATGATATATGCGAGTTCTCTAGGTACACTGATTGATGGTGAAAATGACGGTATCAATGTTTTGGTTGCTCATGCACAAACTAGATATCCAGAATGGCAGGAGAGAGGCGATAGTGCTTCTGCTCCAGTAGGTACGCATATGCAAATACCTGCAGATGCCACTGAAGAAAGGAACGGAAGATACAGATTACCAAATGGTAACTATGTAGAAAAAACTGCATACTTTTATGTTTTAGTCATAGGAGATGAAGTTAGACCTGCAGTAATACCAATGAGGTCTTCTAATCTTTCACCAGCAAGAGAGTTAAACAACCTTATCAAAAACTTAAGATTTAAAGATGATAAAGGTGTTTATAATCCTGCAGCATATGCAGCAGTTTATAATTTAAAAACTGTTGGTAAATCTGTGGGTAGTAAAAGCTGGCATGTCTATAAACCATCTAAGTTAAGAGACCTAGATATAAATGATAAAACAGATGCTGATTTATACTTAATGGCACAGGAATTACAAAAAACTGTGTCTAAAGGTCAAGCAAAACCTAAGTATGAACAAAAGGCAGAATCTGTTAACTCAAAAGACATTCTGTAATTATTACTGTTCAGTAATAGTAGCTACAAAAGGCGGTATCGGGAGACTGAGACCGCCTTTAGAAATAATAATAAAAAGGTAACATGGAAAAATTTAAAAAGTATTTTAGTGGGTTAGAAAGAAACTATGGTTTCTGCAATATTAAAAACGGACACAGGGACCAAGAATCAGGAAAATTAAAATTAGATCCAGGTGATTATGGTTGGTCTGGTAAATCAATATTAGATTTAGATTATGAAGATCATTTAAATGGAGTTAAGTCTATAGGTATACAACCTTGTACTGATGAAGGTTTAGCAAGGTTTGGTGCAATAGATATTGATCCTAAAAAATATGATAAGTTTGATGTCAATAAATTTTTAAAAAAAATACAACAAAAAGAATTACCTGTAATACCATTTAAATCTAAAAGCGGTGGACTTCATATATATGTATTTACAGAAGACTTTATTCCTGCATCAGAAATAAGAGAATTTTTAGAAAATTTATTATTTATATTTGGATTACCTGCAAAGACAGAAATATTTCCAAAACAAATTCAATTAGGTAAAGATAATAATGATCAACCTGTAAATGGTAATTTTATAAATCTTCCATATTATAATAAAGATGAAAGACAAGCTTATCTACCAACAGGTGAAATGATTCCATTTGAAGACATAATGGATGTAATAGAATGTAATTTACAAACACAAAAATCTTTAAGAGATACAGTTAAAAAATTAATTAGCGATGAATTAACAGGTGGTCCTGAAGAATTTAAAAATGGTCCTCCATGTTTACAAAAAATAATTATGGAACTAGAAGAATCTGATACTAAATTAAAAGATGAAAGAGATAGATTCTTATTTAATTATATGGTCTTTGCTAAAAAAAAATTTAAAGACAATTGGGATTCAAAAGTTTTAGAAATAGCAAGAAAATATTTTCAATATGATAATGATTGGGGAGATAAAAAAGTAGAGCAGAAAATAAAAGCATGGGCAAAAGATACTGCTGGACATACCTGCAATGATGAAGTTGTTGCAACACGATGTAATAAATTACAATGTTTAAAAAGAGAATTTGGTATTGCATCACAATTAAGAAAATCCTGGCCTATGTTATCTGGTCTAGAAAAAATAGATTATAAACCTGAACCTGAATATTATGTAAACGTAACTAAACCAAATGGTAAACCAATAACAATACATATAAAAAATATAGAACATCTCACAGATCAATTAAAATTTAGAAATATAATTGCAAAAAGTATTTCATCACTACCACCGACATTAAAAAAACCTGATTATGAATTAATGATAGATGAATTATTATCTACAGAAATTACAATACAACCACCAAAAGGAACTACACCTTTAGAAAAATTATATTCTTTTACAAAAGAATATTTAAATGACACTAGAGCAACAACCAATACATCATTTGCAAATGGTCAAGTATTTGTAGATAAAGATATTGCTTATTTTAAATGGTCTAATTTTTATGATGATATATCATCTAGAATTAATTGGAAGGAACCTGAACAAAAAACTGGTGTATGGTTAAGAAAACATTTTAATGCAGAGTTTAATGTTTCAAAAAGATTTCCAGGTAAAGATAATAAAACAGGTAAACCATTTAATCCAATCAATTGTGTATCTATTAGTATGGATAAATTTATGGAAGAAGTTCTTCCAGATGAAATTATAAAGATGACACACAAGAAAGATATTCTGTAATGATATATAAAATATATGGACCACCAGGTACAGGTAAAACATATACTCTGATTGAAAAAGCTAAAGAGTATTTGGATCTTGGAACACCACCACACAAAATTGGTTACTTTGCTTTTACAAGAAAAGCAGCAAAAGAAGCTTTATCTAGAATGCCATTAGAACCTAAAAAATTAGTTTACTTTCAAACACTTCATTCGTTTGCTTATCACCAACTTAGTTTAAATGATACGGATATTATGCAGCCATATCATTATGAAGATTTAGGTAAACAATTAAATATAAAAGTTAAATATCATGATAAATATAATGATGAAGAGATACATTATTTAACATGTGATAATGAATATTTTCAATTAATTGGAAGAGCAATTAATAGAGATATAACTATAAGAGAAGAATTTGATAGAGGAGAGCATGATAAGAAAAATGTAAAGTGGAGTATTTTAAAACATATTGATGCAAATTTTAAAGAATATAAAACTGCAAATAAACTTAATGATTTCAATGATATAATTAAAAGAATAATAGAAAAAGATAAGTTACCACAGTTTGAAGTTGTCTTTATAGATGAAGCTCAGGATTTATCTCGATTACAGTGGAAACTATATGACAAATTAAAAGAATATACTAATGATATTTATTTAGCTGGTGATGATGATCAAGCTATCTTTGGTTGGGCCGGTGCAGATGTAGATAGATTTATAACTGAACCTGCTGAAGAAACTGTATTAGAACAATCACAAAGAATCGCAAGACAGATACAGGAAGAGTCTATTAAGCCAATAGAAAATATTAGAGGTTTAAGAAAACAAAAAGAGTATTTACCAAAAGATGAAGAAGGACATGTTTCTTATATATCTAATTTTGGTCAAGTGGATTTATCTAAAGGTAAATGGTTAATACTTGCTAGGACAAGTTCTAAATTAATAGAATTGATGAAAGAATTAAAAAAAGAAAATTATTATTTTCAAAGTAATAAAGGTAGAAGTTATAATAGAAAAATTTATAAAGCAGCTATTAATTATACTTTATTTTGTAAAGGTGAGGAGATAGCTGAAAAATATTTAAAAGATATTCATGAGTTTACTGAAAATAAAATAGATAAATCTAAACCTTGGTATGAAGCATTTACAAATGCAAATCAAAAAGAAATAAATTACATACGAATATTATTGGAAAAGGGTGAAGATTTAGATTCAGATGCACGTATATGGTTTTCAACTATTCATACTATTAAAGGTGGTGAATCTGATAATGTTATTCTTTCATTACATCAAGGTTCTAAAGTTCAGAAATCAATTAAAAGAAGTATAGAAAAAAGTGATGAAGAAAATCGTGTTTGGTATGTAGCAATAACTCGTGCCAAATATAATTTATATAAACTAAAAACCAAAGATAAACGTAAGGAGTATATAATATAATGACAAATAAAGATATGTTTGAAAGTGCTTTTCCACAAGATAAACAGATAGGTGGGAGTCACTACAAAGACTTTCATATTCAACCGTATGAATTTATTTCTAAGAATGACCTTTCTTTTTTTCAAGGAAACGTTATTAAGTATGTGTGTCGTTACATGAATAAAAACGGCATACAAGATTTAGAGAAAGTAATTCATTATTGTGAATTAGAAATTAAAAAAATGAAAGATATGAAGAGGAAAAAATAATGAAACTACCACCTAAATTTCAGGCTAGGTCAGAATGGTTAGAACCAACAGAATTTCCTGATTTATCTAAACATAAAGAAATAGCAATTGACTTAGAGACACGTGATCCTGATTTAAAGAAAATAGGTTCAGGGGCCATAAGAGGTAATGGTGAAGTTATAGGTATAGCTGTAGCTGTAGAAGGTTGGTCTGGTTATTATCCAATAGCTCATGGTGAAGGTAGAAATATGGATAGAAAACAAGTATTAACTTGGTTTCAACATGTACTAAGTACAACTGCAGACAAAATATTTCATAACGCAATGTACGACGTTACCTGGATTAGATCATTAGGACTTAAAATAAATGGAATTATTTATGATACAATGATTGCAGCGTCATTAGTAGATGAAAATAGATTTTCTTATACATTAAATTCTTTATCTGGTTTTTATAAACTTGGATATAAAGATGAATCAGAATTAACTAAAGCTGCAAAAGAAAGAGGATTAGATCCTAAATCTGAAATGTGGAAATTACCAGCAATGGCTGTTGGTGCATATGCTGAGAAAGATGCTGAACTTACTTTAAGTTTATGGCAGTTAATGAAACAAAAAATAAATGAAGATATTTCACCGGGAAAAAATTTAAAAAATATATTTAAGTTAGAGACTGATCTTTTTCCTTGTCTTGTTGACATGCGTTTTTTAGGCGTACGAGTTGATCTAGAAAAAGCACATCAATTAAAAACAGCGTTGGCAGTAAAAGAAGAAAACTTATTACAACAAGTAAAAATAGAAACAGGCCTAGAACCTCAGATATGGGCTGCAGCAAGTATTGCGAAAGTTTTTGATAAATTAAATTTAGAATATCCAAAGACCGAGAAAACACAATCACCTTCTTTCACTAAGAATTTTATTTTTAATCACAGTAATCCTGTAGTTCGTATGATAGCAGAAGCTAGAAAAATAAACAAGGTTAGAACTACGTTTATTGATACAATATTAAAACATGAGCATAAAGGTAGAATTCATGCAGATATAAATCAAATACGATCAGATGATGGCGGTACGGTTACAGGAAGATTTAGTTATTCAAATCCAAACTTGCAACAAATACCTGCAAGAGATCCAGACACAGGACCATTAATTAGAAGTTTATTTATACCTGAAGAAGGTTGTAAGTGGGGAACCTTTGATTACTCACAACAGGAACCAAGGTTAGTTACACACTATGCATTACAGTTTAAATTTTTTTCAGTAAATGAAATTGCAGATGCTTATGATAATAATCCGGATACAGACTTCCATAAAATAGTTGCAGAGATGGCAGGTATTGACAGAAAAGAAGCCAAAACAATTAACTTAGGTTTATTTTATGGTATGGGTAAAGCTAAACTTCAAGCAGAGTTAGGTGTTACACCTGAGAAAGCAGAAGAATTATTTAAACAATATCATAACAAAGTACCATTCGTTAAACAGTTAATGAATGAAGTTATGAAACATGCTCAGGATGAAGGTTTCTTAAGAACAATAGAGCATAGATTTTGTAGATTTCCAAAGTATGAACCTATCTTAAGAGGTGATGACTGGGGAAAATATGTTCCACCTGAAGATCATGAACGTATGTTAGAGTTACAAAACATGGGTGAATGGTTAAAAGATGATGAAGGTGAATTAATTTTAGATGAAAAAGGAAATAAAAAGAAAAATTATTGGCATCAAAATGGTCATAGAAGAGCATTTACTTACAAAGCTTTAAATAGATTGATACAAGGTAGCGCTGCAGACATGACTAAAAGAGCTATGGTTGAATTACATAAAGAAGGTTTAATAGGTCATATACAAATACATGATGAATTAGATTTTTCTATTGAATCAAAAAAACAGTCTGATAAAATTAAGGAAATAATGGAACATGCAATTAAGCTAGGAGTTCCGAACAAAGTAGATTATGAATCTGGTCCTAATTGGGGTGAGATTAAAGAAGAGGAATAATGAAGAACTATGGCTTATTTAAATGCAAATGTACCACCAATATATTGCAAAGTAAGGAAGGAATATCTTTATGATTTCAAAGAACATCATGGAGAAAGTGAAGACTGTGTTATCTTCGGTCTTGTCTCTATTTCAGGTCGTGCGCTCTTATTTAATATCATGTTACCCAATGGTGCGTGCTTTTGGCGTTTGCCTATCTCAGCGTTTTTCCAAAAACATTTTTCTAGATCCGAAGTGCCAGATATGTCGGTTGACCAGTTACAGTTGTGGAACTGTTTTAGTTATTATCCTTCTGTTCATACTTTTGATTGGCTGGCTGGTATAGACGGTAAATATAGAGGTAAAGATAAAAAATTTTACAAAGGTCAATATTTATTTACGGTTGACTGGGCTCATCCAGAGACTAATATACTAAACACGGAACATTCAGAAATTCCGCAAGAGCATAAGTGTGCTCATATAATACAATTAGAAAACGGCAATTTTGCTGCTCAGCCAAATAACAGAATCATTTGGCATGTAAATAGTTATACAACTGATAATTCATGGCCAGACTATAAAGTACAAAACACAGTTTGGGATTGTGAAGGTTCTGATTGGGTAACAGAAGATTCTGATAAAATGTTTTATGATATTGAGGAGACAAAAAATGATTAAATATATTTGTAAAAAATGTGGACATGATTGTCATTGTAACTATAATTGTGACGCAAATCCATATGACGGCGGATGTCATTGTAATAAGTGTGAACATAGAGAACAAACTTCTTTATGGGGAAGATTTGTAGATTGGTTATTTGATTGGGTATAATTATGAAAAAATGTAAACAATGTGAAAAAGAGTTTAAACCAAAAGACGAACTAGATTTATTCTGTAGTCAAGATTGTAAAGAAGAAGCATTAGCGGAATTAGATTCAGATTCTGACGAGTGTTTGTCATGTCAATAAAGAAACCACTTACTATCTCTGAGGAGGCTAACGTGCAGATGCCTATGAAGACGGTTGCTAGTTTGATCGGTCTTGTTGCAA